AATAGTTGGGCAAGCAATACAAACAAGAGTAGCTGCACCGAGCAGAGTATTGACCATAGCAAGGACGGAAGGACAGCGAGCGGTAGACGAAGGGCTGAAGGAAGGCATTAAGCTTTCTGACATTGTAAGCCACATGAGTGTGATCGGATGCCAAGCAGTCGAACCGAACATACCTACCTATCGAGGCGACCCGACTTGCAACATAGAAGATGTGCCTGTCGAGGATGTAGACCTAGTTGATTTTCACATCAACCACACGGGTGCTTGGGTGGCTTCAAGATTCCGAGACGAGGCACGAGGAGTTTCGGGCGTAATAGTTTAACTGATTGACAAATATAGATGGTCGAGCAATCCTAATACAATGAACGCTGACAAGAAATTTCTTCGCATAAAGCTAGACCCTGCCGAACCGCAGTTAAAGCATAGCATGTTCCAACGCCCACGACTCGCATCGGTCAAGGGCATAGCAGATGACCTTCCCGAGGTTTGGGCTTTAGGAGACTTCCAAGAAATATTTAAACTATGGGAGAGAGCCGAGAACGGCGAAGAGTCCCAAGAGGTAAAAGAATTTATCGTAGACAGAGAGCGACACGCTACCCGTCATTTTGGTGACGGCATGAAGTATTGCCAAGGAGACAAAAGCGAGGAGGTTGTAAAGGACATCCTCAACTTGCTTCAATGGGGAATCACAGGGCAGATAGGCGAACGCCAAGCAATCGTCGCCCTATATCGCCACGAGATAACCGAGAAGGAGTTACCACCCGAACAGCTAGAGTCGGCTGAGTGTGCGTCTACGGACTCGACAGAATACCTTAACAGAGATGAGGAAGAGGGCGAGAAGGACTTGGATGAAGTTCTCGATATAGCGATGGCTTTAACAAACGGGAAAGAGAAAACCGAAGAAGGCGAGAAGCATATAATCGGTGTACAAGAAACCGACACGAGCGTTATCGTGGAGTATGCAAAGGAAGAGAGAGCTGAAGAGGAGGAAGGTGAAGAAGCCGAGCAATCGTTTGGAAGTAATTGGGCAAAATCACCAAAGGCAAATTCCTTTATTAAAAATTCTACCATACAGAATGTTAAGATCGGGAACATCAACACCGAAGGCGAAGCGGAGAATTGTGTGAAGGAGTTCAAGGCACGACTCGACATAACACCCACGCCCGAAATCGAACCGATCTACGAAGGGAACAGGATAGTCGACTACCAAAATGTAAGCTTCCGTGGATACGCCTCAACAAACGAGGACACCACCAAAGCAGATCGCATTGGAGATTACATAAGGCGAGGAGCGTTCAAGAAAACGATTCGTGAGTTTAAGAAGAATCCCGTCATGCTTATCGACCACGAGAACAGCGTAAGAAACATTGCAGGCAGTTATGCCAAGATGGAGGAAGACGATAAAGGGCTTTTAGTGGAAGGGCGTTTATCAAACGCTCCCGAGCTTTCGACTGTGAGAGCGTTAGTTGCAGAAGGTCACCTCAAGACATTGTCAATCGGTGGACTTTTCTATTACGAAGAAGACGGGAAAGCCATATCGAAAGTCGACCTTCTTGAAGTATCCTTGGTAGCAATACCAATGAACCCCGATGCAAGGTTCACAGCGGTCACATAAATGTCTTGACGGCAACAAGCTAATTTATGCTGGACATATTTAATTTTCTAGTCTTTTTTATTGGTATAGGACGAAACCTTCACGGGGGAGTAGCCCAATCTAAAGGATAAACAAACAAGCCAAATTCAATATGAATACTGAACAACTCAAACGCTTAGAAGAACTTCGTGCAAAGTCTGAATTGACCGCCGAAGAAAATATCGAGCTTTCCGAGTTGGTTGCACTTGAGGCTGACGCCAAGGGAAACGACCCCGTGGAAGAATCCGCAACCACCGAAGAAAACGCTCTTACTGAAAACGAAGCTAAAGCTCTCGTAGTAGACGCTGTGACAGAAGGAAACGCTGACCTAAAGAAGGCAGTCGATTCTCTCAAGAACGCAGACACCGAAGAGATCGCTGAAGCCGTAGCTGAAAAAGCTAAGTCCACGGAAGACGAACTTGTCGAGAAGATCGGCGAGAAAGTTGCCGAGGAAAATAGTAAAGCTCTCACCGCCGAGAAGGTACAAGCCATCGTAGAAAAGGCAGTCGCCAAATCTGACGCAGGTCTGACCGAGGAAGGTGTAAAGACTCTTATCGAAACTAGCATTGCAAACATACAGGGAGAAACCAAAATGAAGGAAGACACCTCTGAGGCAGCTCAGATCTCAATTCCCGTTGGTAACTCGAAAGGCAACCTGCCCGTACACCAAAAGCAACTGTTAAACATTCTCACGGGCGAAGCACAAGATGCGGAAATTCCCGAGAGCTTGCTTCAGTCTGCCTCGGCAAAAGGTAAGCAGATTGCTTCTCGTGTCCAACAGGGCTACAAGGCAGGTTTAGACGCCTCCTCTAACAGCGAAATCGTTGACACCGATCTCTCAAGCAACTTGCTTGTTCGCCTTTATGGTGACTCGCTTTTGATGCAAGCCTTCGCAGGGCAAGAGATTCAGATGCCAACGAATCCATTCAAACTTCCTGTTGCAACAAGTCGTCCGACTTTCGCTCCAACAGCCGAGCTTGGAACTCCATCTTCATCCGCACAAGGCACATCGCAAGTGACCCTTGACGCAGAGAAGTTGGTCGGATATGTCGAGTACAGTTACGAGGTTGACGAAGACGCTATCGTAGCGATCCTTCCAATGGTCGAAGCTCAACTTGCATCAGCCGCCGCTAACGCCTTGGAAGATCAGTTGATTAACGGTGCTGAAAGTGGCATCCTTGACAACGGACAGCCTGTTGCGAATTACATATTCGACGGATTGCGTAAGTACGCAAAAGGTGCTCAGTCCCATTGTCAAATCGACATCGGAGCCGCAGGTATCACCGCAGGAAACATCACCGTGCTTCGTAAGGCTATGAAGCAATACGGAATGCGTCCCGAGGACTTGTGCCTCATCTGTGGTTACGAAGGTTACGGCGACTTGGTTGCCTTGACTGCCACGCTTACGGACGATGTATATGGTGGAGGCGAAGCTCGCATCCGCACAGGTACTGCCGCTTCCGTCTTCGGAATCGACATCATTCCTTCAGCCGTAGTTGCCGAGAACATCGGATCAGACGGATCGAATGGTGCAGCGACTGAGACTCAAGGACAGATTCTTCTTGTCCACAAGCCATCGTTTGTCATCGGAACTCGCAAGGGTTTCACAGTCGAAACGGATGTAGACAGAGTTAACCAAAAGAACTTGGTTATCGCTTCCTTCCGCAGAGACTTCAAGGCTCTCGAAACGACTTCGGAAGACATTCCGAATGTTGTTCACGGAATCAACATCGACACCTCGGCTACCGAGACGGATTAATCGAAGATTCAAACCTTTAACGGGGAGGGCGGTTGTTAATTCAGCCGCCCTCTCTTTTTTTGTTTGACCTTAAATAGGAACGCCTTCATCTTAGAGATATTATGGCAAAGCTAGACCGACACGCCTCGTACAAATTGAAATACATCGGGGAAGACCGAACAACTCGCATGGGTGGATTTGGAAAACCGAAGAAGGGAAAAGTATTTTCGGTAAACCTTGAGACTTACCTAGCCGTAAAACGAGGAAGCAGTTTCAAAAACTTTGAAGACTTGAGCGATAATGCAGGTACGGGCAAGCAAGCCAAGAAAGCACCTAGTAAAGTTATCCCACCAAGCACACCGAAGAAAACCTCCAAGCACATCGACAGCTTGCCTGTTGAGTGGAGCGGAATAAATTGGAACTCAACCGATTTAGTTGACGATCTGAAATACCTTGGCAACGACAAGCTACAAGAGTTTAGCAATGTGTTGAACACAATGGGATTCAAGAAGATCAAAGCCCACCGAGGAGCAACCACGGAACAGCTCGCAAAGCCCATAGCAGATACAGCAGGTGCTGTATTCAAAAAGCAGTTGGCTTCCAAGAAGAAAAAATAAATGTGGATGATGAACGAAGCCACAGCAAAGAGATGGATTGAGCAGATGCCTGTTTCCGAAGAGGAAAAGAACGAGGCACTCAAATCCATCAAAGGTCAACCCGAAGGGAAGATCAGAAATATTTTAAACAGGCTCAAGTCAAAGAGCGGTGGCAAGTTCCACATGAATAAATTATCCAAACCAATGTCAGTCAAATGAGCGTCAACAAAGAACAGGTTCTAGAGTTTCTGCAAAACAACGAAGGCATCAAGAGACATGGTGACGGCTCAAAGGATTTAAAGGTCGAGTCCATCAATGTCCCCGATGGAAACATCACTTGCTACCGAGTACATTTTTACGGGGTAAAGAAACCCCAAGCGAAAGCTCTCGACAACAAAGCTACCGAGCAGAATAAGCGTGCGGAAGAGAACGCCAAGAAAGCTCAACCCAAAGTGGAACAAAAGCAAGATACGCCGAAGTCTCCACCGAAGGAAGATAGCAAGGACAAGTAAGGTAAAAGTATGGCACTCGAAAAGCCATACTGTACTGTCGCCGAAGTCAAGCAGTACACGGGTGACTCCGACCTCTTGACAGGGAATGTTGAGACGGCAATAAATCACGCAAGCCGATTCATAGATGAATACACGGGAAAGCATTTCCGATATATGGATCACACAAGCTCAAGGTATGCCGTTAAAGCACGAGACATAACCGAGCGACACCTGTACCTACCATTCCCCTGCATCACCCTCACAAAGCTCGAAAGAGAAGACGAGGAAATCGACTTAACTAATTTTACTTACAACACCCGATCCGACACCTCGCAGTACACGGCAGAAGACTGCGTGATAAGAGCGAAGGTTACCAAGACCAAAATATACATCGACATCGGAAACACCACGCCCGTAACATTTGACCAAGAAGATGACATAAAACTTACGGGGGAGTTTGGGTACGGCACAGAGGTCGCAGATACAGAAGTAACCGAAGGGTTACCCGCAGGTATCGGAAGGGCTTGTGTCATCGTGTCTGCCTCTTTAACGGACAACCACGAAATAGTGCCTATGTTCGGACAGGGAACGCCGATACGGACTTTAGATATACAGCCCGAAGCGTTTCTCCTGTTGGATCGATACCGCAGGATACGCGTCTAGTGAAGGTAATCTTTAAGCACAACATCAAAGCGGTAGCCTCCGAGATGAAGGCGAAGAAGAAAGCCATCGAAAGAATGGTGGACTTGGAGGTGATGAAAGAAGCCCACAGGACGCACAAAGATTTAACCTCGGCAACGCCTGTAAGATGGTCGGGAAACACCCGAAGAGGTTGGAAGGTCAAGAAGCTAATGCGAGCAAATTGGGAGGTTAGAAATAGCACGAAGGTTATGCAGTATTTGGAGTTCGGAACAAAAGCACATGGTGCAAAAGGTGGACGCCGATTATACCTCCCATTGAAAGCAAGTCCATGGCGAACAGGTTATAAGCGAGGCATGAAGTGGGGAACGCATTTCGTAATGGTCAACAGGGTACGAGGAATCAAGGCGATGAACATCGTGGGCAAGCAACACCCGAAAACAAACTCCCGACTGATACGGCACATGAAAACCATACGGCAAAGAGTAGCGGCGGTTAAGGTATGAGCACGACATTTGAACAAGGCGAATCAGCGGTAGCTGTTATCTTGCGAAGGTTGTCCCATGCTTGTGACACAGGGCAACCGATGGATGGTCTTAAACTCAAGACGGCAGATAACATAAAACAGGAGTGGGCAAAAGCCGACCTACCAAACCTTAATGTATTTGAGTTTGAAGAAAACGAAGAGCATTTCGAAGGTGGTGACGGCACGACTGTTCAAGTCGAAGGAGCGATTACATTTGCCCTCAACATACACCAATCAAATGCACTTTGTGATTACGCCGAAAGCACGGGAAAGAACTCAGCGTATTTTTATCTCAACAGAATCAAAGACGCAATCGAGTGCGACTACGATGGAAGTGTCGACACGACTTTAGAGAACACATGCAGAACAGGCATCAAAGTTTCCATACGGGAAAGGAAGTTGCAAAGCGAAGTAGCACACCACATATTTGAGATCGAGGTCGAATACTTCCCACACCTATTGGTACGAGGCTCTAGGACGGACAGCGTTACCATCAAGGACATAGGTTCAGCCTAACTTGCTTGACAATAAATACCTTTCGGAGTTGACTATACCGAAAGCCCGATGCAATATAAATTTTAACTACTAAATCGACATGGCACTTTTAGACGCAATTACTTTTGGAATAGCAAGCGAAGCGGCAGGGTTTACGGCAACGGAATCCTGCTCGTTAACCACCCGATCAGATAAGGTGGAAGCAACGGACGAAGACGGCGAGTTTGCATCCTTTTCATTTTACAACACGAATGGTGAGTTTTCAGCAAGCGGTTACGGAACAACCACGGCAACGCTTGGTGGGGAAATAACAGCCCTCGGTGGACTAACCGCAGGAGGCTCGGTCTTCTGCTCTGAGATCACCACGGAAGAATCCGCAGAAGACTTTGCAAAGGTTTCAGTCAAAGGACAATTTTGGTCGGGCATCACTTGATCTTGGAGAAATAAATTATGGCAACTGTACAAGGCGAAGCAATAGCATTTGGAGTATCTTCAGCAACGGGAGGTTCAACGAGCATCCTGTGCCAATCTTACTCCATTACAACCAAGCAGGAACAGAAGGAGCTAAAGAAGGCAGACGGAGAAGTCTGTTCGGTAGCATACTTCAAGAAGGTTGATGACATAAGCGTTGAGTTTATTGGTGCTGCGACAGGATCAGTAGGTAGTGCCCTTTCTTCGGGTTACCACTCATCTTCGGCAGACGAAGTTTACATAGATGAAATTTCAACGGAACTAGGCAACGAGGCGTACAAGAAAACAAGCATCAAAGCCACAGGGTATTATTCATGATTCATCCTTGGTTGTAATTTAACGCCGTAGGAAGACGGCATAAAACATTCTTCCCTATAACCCCGTCAGTATGACGGAACGAAATGAGTGACGAAGAGAAAGATCCGCTCCAAGGAGCAAGGTGGTTTCAAACCCCATCCACAGAACTAGCGGCAGTTTTAACTGCTTGCGATTTCAAGTTCTTTGACCCCGACAATCCTGCCACGATAACAGAGCAAGGGGGGAAGATCAAAACGCTATGGCGATTTGAGGAGAAAGATAAAACGGGAAAGCGTAAAGCGAGGGAACTTCTGAAGGCATGGAAAGACCCAACGAAGTTCTGTGCCGAAAACCCCAAAGACCCGTTTACCTATGCAATAGCGGCGGTTAAGAATTTACGAGTGTTCAATGAATCGCTAAAGACGGCTGTGCCTATGGTCGGTTACCAAATCGGCAAGTACACAATGTGGATGCCAAAAGGACACGAGCGAGAAAAGGAAATGCAAGAAAACCCGAAAGCCGAAAAACTATGAGCGAAGAAACCGACCAAAATAAAGAGCCGAATAAAGAGCCGAAACTTGATCCCGATTTGCAGAAGACTTTAGATGCAGACCAACAGGTAAAGCGTTTCTTAGCGGGGGAGGAGTTCGTCAACTCCATGTTAGGAATTGAATTAAAGCCCGTCACCTTGGCAACACTAGCCATGATGCAGGAAGCAGGGTGCGAGCTTATCTCGGGACAGAATATCGAGAATGTCGAAAACCTAATGATGGAGGTACTGCTATTTGTTTACATCCACACGGAGAAACCCGATACAGTTGCGAGGCTTTTGACTTCGGG